ACTTTCCACATCTCATGTGGGATCTTGCTTATAACCCTGTCTGTATAGTATTAACTACAGACCATGCGGGCCCGCTCCAACGGTGGGGAGTTAATCCCTCTTAGGCACCTTCCCTTATTATCTCGCCTAGGGTAAGGCGGTTCTTTTAACCTAGAACGTAGGTGTGACGGTCAAGTAGTCCAGAGTCTGACAACACAAAAAGTGCAGGCAGGTAAAATCTGGACCAGCACCAGCTTCAATCTGCAGCGCCAATGAGGAAGCCAAGTCCGTAGTATCTGCAAAACTATTCGTTTGACGAATAAGAATGGCAGCACTCTGGATATTAGTTCCATCATCAGACGAACCCAACAAATAATTGTTAGGTTCTGCCAGAGAGAAGTTGTAATTGTTGTAGTCTGGGAAATTAAACGTTACACTTCCATTTGTTCGTGTACACGTAATTCCCATACCACCTAGACCATCAACGATTTGGCCAAGATCCAATTGCTGCGCACCCCAGGGGCTCAACGACGCAACACGCTGCCCCACAGTTGCGGCAGCAAGCGTGGATGTCGTTGGAACAAGCTGTGATCTCCGAATGTTGTTTGTGGCTCCTGTAGAACGGAAAACCTTTACATCATCCAGAGAATTGAGATTGTCCCCAGAGGGCGTAATCGCATAATTGACACTACCTCGGTACCCAAGAAACATCCCAGCAATGTACGGCAAATGATTTGCATATACGGCTGAGAACTTGGCAGTACCTGAAGCAGCGACAATTTTGGACGCATCCAACCGAGCTGAAGGGTCGTACCCTGGCCAGGTAGGCATTCGCATGACCTCACTATAACGGAAATTATAAATTCCGTTAGTGATTGCATAAGAAGCCGTATACTGAGCCATTGAAGAACGATGTAGTAGAGTCCGGAGAGACAAAATTGCCTCACCAAAATTCTGACCGTATCGTTCTGCGACCATTTGACTAGGCGTACCAATCACAATCGACTCCGACACTACATCCGTCAATTCTTCACCCTGAAGAGCAAACGGTGTAGGAACAGAGTTGGTAATGACGTTAGCCCCCTTAGGGTTAGCAAACTCGAAGTTATCGCCACCAGTAACAAAGAACAGTAAATTTACTGAACCTGCTGCCGGTGCTGTGAGTGTATTAAGAACACGCACAGTCAAAACTCCGTTGTCCGTACCAACTCGGGGAGCCAAGGTATTCCCAGGCGTCCAGTTCGTTGAGAAGGAATCATCAGTTTTCAACCACCCCAAATCTTGATGATAGGGGATAGTGAAAGTGACGTCATCCTTTTCACCAATATCCAAAATCTCTGTATACACAGTATTTTCGGCTGGATTGGTGGATGTGATATCATTCCTAGGATCGTAAGAAATCTTCAAACGACCCTTATGGAACTTAGTCACAACGACCTTCACGCGGATCTTCAAATCCCCTCGCCAATGTCGGAACATAGCTCCAATATAGGACAAAGGGACATGATAAGCACGAACTCCGACAGGAGCAGAAACGCTATTATTCAAAGTAATGTACGAAGCCAAATTCGGATTCACACGAACATTGAACAACTGCGAATCAGCCGCATCGGAGGTTGACCAAGAAGTTGCCCCAAAATAACTCTCTCGAGATCGCAGATACGACATCGAGAGCTCATCGACCGAACCAATTCCATGAAAGGAAGGGTCGATCGAGAGTTCTTGCTTAGGATCTAGAGACAACTTCTGCACTGGAGTACCAATACCTGAGCTCGCTAGCATAGGAGCATTCATTGGTTGGTAAGGACAAACATTCTCAATTACGGGAACATTTGTATAACCAAACAACGAAGCTATTTTGCTAATAGCTCCGGCACCGATCTCTGTCGCTCTTGCAAAGCGCCCTATTACGGGAACTTTGGTCAGAGCGCCTGCTGCAGCTGCGATAGCTGAAGCAGGAAGAGAAACGGGACCATCTCCATACTCATCACCTTGCAGTGACAATTTAGAGGTGGAACCCATCAACTCCACATCTGTCATCCACGCATAAGTCCGGACAGTAACTGTGGTAGAACCACCAGAAACCGCCACGGCCAAAGGTGCAAAGATGACATGATTGATCGTACCCATCTTCTGGACCTCCGCCAGACTCGTAATATCAAGCCAGTTTTTATGCAAAAAGAATCTGCATACCATCTCACCACCAGCGTTAGCCTGTGGATGGATGAAAAAAC